CTAAATCACTATCTGGTTATATGGACAATACTTTTTATTCAGAAACATACGACCCAGGTAAAGATATAACATCTTACAAGACACGAAGAGTGTATGGAGCTATGGCTGGATATGATGAACCACAGAAGATTGTGACTGGTTTACAGTTACTACAAGCTGGTATTATTGATAGACAAACACTACAAGAAAACTTAGATGGTTTAGATAACCTTGTTAGAGTTAACGATAGAATTACAAAAGAAAAAGCAGACAGTGTATTGTTTGATACATTGTTAGCACAAGCCCAACAAGGCGACCCAAAGGCAACTATGGCTGTTGTGCAGATAAGAAAGAATCCTGATGATATGCAAAATATTTTAGATAAGTTCTTTACAGCAGAAGAGCCAGAGATACCAACAGCTGAACAAGAATTGCTTGGAGGAGGTGCCTTGCCACCACAAGGTGCTCCACCAGGCATAGCTCAACTACTTGGTGGATTAGGAGGATAATGTCTATAAATAATAAGTTTGAAGAAATAGTAGATTTTTGTTTGTCAGATGTTGATGAGCTATGTGATGATATTATTTTTGAAGATAAGGTACAAAGTAAAGCATACACAGACCAAATGCCACCAATGGTGTTTCCTTTTGGTTATATGATTATAAGTTCTACTTTTACATTTTTTGAAGAAGAGGATGAAGATGGCGACCAGGAGTAACTCAAACAAAGGTGTTGATAAAAGAAAGTTAAATGTACCACCACCAGCTAGAAACACACAAGACAATACACAAGCTGTGCGTAGAATACCTGGTGTAGGTTATGGTGAACAACAAGCATTAACTGAACAGCAACAAGCTGCTCCATTGCCTAAAGAAGGTACACCACAAGCACAAGCTGCACCTAAAAGAAAGTTTCAACCTGTTGATGTTTTCGCACAAACACAAGTACCAGACCAACCTATAACAGATGGTGCTCCAGTAGGACCAGGTAGAATGGGAATGACACTCACACCACAACAAAAGGGTGATTTATATGCTATAGCATTAGCAGAATTGTTTCCTACTTCAGATACAGTTTCACTGGCTAATGATGGACTCACAATTCTTGAAACAGAATAATGGTATACGAATACACATTAGGTGATGGATTTAAGAATAATTCTGAATTAAAAAGTTTAAAACAACAGGCTATTAAAGACTGGCAAAATTATGGTTTGTCAGAAGATAAGAAAAATAGGATGTTGGCAATTAAAAATACTTATCCAGGTATGCCTACAGGACTAATTAGTTCTTTAGTTCAGACTGATGCTACTAATGACCAAGTTAAACAAGCTGCTACTGAACAAGAAGTTATTAACGCACAAGTAAATAAGAATTACACAAAAACACCTGCAAGTATTTCAGACACTATTAAAAATGTATTTGTAGACCATATTGGTGGAGGTTTTAAAAGAACAGTAAAGTTTGCTTTTGATACTTGGAATCACACACAAGAACAACTTGTTATGAGAGGACTAAGAAGTCGTGTTATGTTTTCTGATGAAGTTGAACAACAACTAATACAAAAAGGTTTGCCACAAGAAGAAGCACAAAAAATAGCAGGAGTTTATGCTTTTAATCCATTATTTCCTGTTGGTTCTCCTGAATCAAGAGCAATAGCTAATGGCGTAGCAAGACTTATGGGAAGAAAAGATTTTGGTATTTCAGATAATTTTGTTGGAGAAACAGGAGCTAGAAAACTTGCTGGATATTATGAACAAGCAGGTCCTAGTTCTTTAGAATATACTCTTAGAAAAATATCTGAAAAAGCAGAATTAAATCCAGATGATTACATCAAGAACATTCCCCAGGCTTATAGAAGGTTAGGAATATCTGGAGTTACAGATGCGTATGATGAATTAACTGGTACAGGGTTTTTGCCAGGTGGTGAATCAGAAAAAATATCTTCTGAACTTAAAGAAGCTAATCTTTATAAAAATAGAAATATAACATTTGGTAGATACATTACTAATCAATTAGGAGTAGAAAGTCCTACTATTGACAAATTAATTTCTGGAACAATAGATGCAGGTATTTTAATATTTACTGACCCTGCTGCTGCAATAGGTAAATCAGGAAAAGCTCTTAAAGGAGCAAGAAGTTTACAAAGAAAAATAAACGAAGCTGTTAAAGAAGGTAATTTAGATGATGTAAAAACATTAGCTAATACCTTCATTGATTCTGAAATGGGAAAGACTGTAGCTGAAAACATTGTTAAAGATAAAAGTCCCGATAAGTTTATTAGATTATTAGATGCTAATGATGACCCTGCTTATGCTTTAAAACTATTTGAAGCTAACACAGCAGATGAAATAGTTGACATAACAAGAGATGCTTTGCTTAATGGAACAAGTTGGAATGTACCTAAAATAAATAGAACTAAGATATTACCTGATTGGATTAATGATTCTGCTTATAAAGCATTTGGAGCTAAAAGAGCAGCAGCAAAAGCTGATGACCCATTAAGTTATATAGGTCGTTATATTCCAGAAAATGAAGTGAACTTACAAGATTGGAAAACAACTGTAAACTCTATGGTCAATCATGGAACAGTTGGTCAGTTGCCTAGAAAAGAAATTAATGATATTGCAGTTCGTTTAACTAAATCACTTGTTGATGAAGATTACAAAAAAGCACAAGACATACTTGCTGATGATTACTATGGAAAACTTATAGATAAAGTATCTGATAATCCTAAAGTTGTAGAAAGTTATAAAGTACATAGAAAAAAAGCTAGAGGATTTAGAGATGAAAATGTAGTTTATTCTATTGATAATGCAGCTAGAAAATCAGGAGAGGGTTTGAAACCAATAACCACTCGTATGCAAAAAACAACTAAAGTAGGTGGCGAATCTATTGATTTACAAACACCATTCCCTGACCAAATTATGGATAGGACTTTTTATTTTACAGACCATAGAGAATTAAAAAGAACTGTTGGACAAATAGAAGGTGTCCTTAAAAAACCTTTTAATAAAAATACAAAAGGTTTTAATCCTGATACACCAATGGGTAAATTTATGAATAATGCAGATGTTACATTTGGTGAGCTTACAGGAAAAGTTCCAGACTATATGTGGAATAGTTTAGATGTTTTATGGAAAGGACAAAGAACTTGGTCAACAGCTAACTTACCTTTGCGACTTGCTTATCCATTAAGACTTGTTCTAGAAGGACAGCCTCGTATGGCTGTTTATGGTCTTGATTCTATTGTTAATGCACCTAAAAGTTATTTAGATTACGCACTATTAATTGATGAAGATGTTTTAGGTAAAAAGTTTGTTGAAAATGCTTGGTCAAAAAAAGATAGAGCTTTACAACAAGGTTTAGATAAAGCAGTTGCTAATTCAGCAGGAAAACATTTTGGTCCTAAAGCTATGAAAGGATTCGTTAATGAAAACTTTTCAGAGTTTACTTTATCTGATAATGACATATTAGAAAATACTGAAAAAGTAAAAAGGTTTTCAGAAGCTATAAGAATACAATTAGCAGGTATTTGGAGAAATGATATTGCAGAAAATATAGCTAGCTATACAGTAGAAGGTAAATCATTTGATGAATTATCGGAAAGACTTTGGAGTGGAGATTTAAAAAATTTAAGAATAGATTATGAAAAGGCATTAGATAGAGCAGAAAGACTAACAAGCGTAGAGGATGTTAAATCATTTTTAAATGGCTATAAACAAAGAATTGTAGAACTTACAGGTGGAGATATAGAGCTACTTGACTCTATAGCAACTGGTACATATAAAGGTATTGATGTAAAAAGTTGGGATAGAAGAAAGACAGAAAATGTTAAAGTTATTATGGATGGAATAGAAGATATGCTTAGAACATCCGATAACAGACCAGGATTTGTTCCTGCTCCAGATGAATTAATAAATAGCACTTATGCAGAGTATGTTGATGAATACACCAAGTTAGGTAATACAGGTATTTCAGACACGCTGTGGTTTATGGCAGGTGCAATGGAAGCAAACATAAACAGGATACCTGCATACAAACAGTTGTACTTTAGAAGCGTTGCTGATGACTTAGTACAAGCAACACCTGAAGCAGCTAAAAAACTTATGAGTAGAATTAAAAAACTTCCTAAATCTGTAAAAAAAGAATTGGAAGAGTTGTATCCATATTTGACTGATGATGCAAAAAAAATAAATGATAATCAGTTACCTAAAATGACTTTAGAACAAATAGACCAAAGAGCTCAAATATACGCTTTAGAAGAACACAACAGAATATTGTATAACTTATCACAAAAAGGTCTTGTCGCTGATTCGTTACGACTTGTGTTTCCATTCCTAGAAGCATTTAAAGAAGTTACACTATCTTGGGCTAAAGGTATTGCACAACAACCTAAGTATGCTCACAGAGCAGAAATGGCTTTAACTAATGCAAGAAGTAGTGGAATTACATTTCAAGACCCATTGTCTGATGAACAGATGATAGCTTTTCCTATGCCTGAATTTATTGCTAACAGATTACTAGGTGGAAACGAAAGTGGTAATTTAAGTGCTGATGTAGTAACTCCTATAAGTGGATTTAATTTAATATCTGTATCACTACTTCCTGGTGTAGGACCAGTAGTAGCAGTAGGAGCAGGTATGATGAAAAATACTTTGATAGACACTTTTGGAGAAGATGCTTTTAAATTAGTATTTCCTTTTGGTACTCCTATTGAAGAAGTAGCTGACCTAGGAAACCCTACATGGTTTGCTGATGTTTTGCTTCCTAATTACATAAAGTCTGCAATAGCAGCAATTAATGTCAGTCCTGAATCACCAACAAGTTGGATATCGCAAGATAAAGTTGCATCAAGAGTGTTAGACAGTGCAAAAGTTGTAGGTCTATCTAAAGTTAGACCTATGCAAAGTGCTGAAGATTTAGCAGCATTTGATGATGCAGTTATACAAAATGTTAAGTTTAGATTATTTGTAGAAGCAGGTTTGCAATTCTTCGCACCATCACCACCAAGAATACTTATGAGTACAGAAATCAAAAAAGATAATGCTATGCAGCTACTAGAGGCTGTAATTGGTGAAGCAGATTTAGGAAAAATATCTGTTAATGAAAGAAAAACTATGGTTTCTATGGGTGTGTTAACATCTTTTTATTCACAGCTAAGACAAGAATATCAAGAAGAGTATGGAATAGAAGATGGTGAAGAGTTAGCTTGGATAGTTTTTAATAGAATGATAGGAACAGATGAATCAGGAAAGTTTAACAGTTTTGGAAATGCTTTACTTAAAAAAGGTAAGTATCAACAAACAGAAGGTAAATTACCTAGATTTGAAAACGAAGTACAGTTTAAGAGAAACAACAAAGAGTTTATGGACAAGTATCCATTAACTGGTATTTATTTAACACCAGATATAGATGAAGAAGGCGAACTAAATGATGATGCGTTTTTTAAATCTTTAGAGAGTGATGCTATAGAACAAATAGACCCATTAATATTTGCTATTGAATCACAACAGTTTTTATACAATCTTGTTGTAGATGCAGAGCTTAAAAAACTAAGAGGAGATAATAGTAAAGAAGCTATCAAATTAAAAAGAAAAATTAAGAATGATGCTGCTGAAATGTTTCCTATGGGAGTTCCAGGTATACTTGGTGATGAAAACTTTGAAGTTGTGGCTGATAGAGAGATTAGATTTAAAAAACCATCAGACTACAATGCAAAGATAAATGAATTAAGAGAGATGTCAATGGACCCAGCAGTACAAGAAGTTTCACCACAATGGTTAGCAATAAATAATTACTTTGCTGCAAGAGAAAATGCCATAGTTAAAATAGCTGAAACACAGGGATACGAATATCCACAAGATTTAAAACTAATAGAAAGAAAATTATCAACTGGTACTACAGATATAGACCAAGATATGAGAGAGATACTTAGAAGTATTGCATCTAACATTGGTTCAGAGTATCCAGAATTTCTTGTTTTATATGATGAACTGTTGAAATATGAGATACAATTTAATAAGGAAGATTAATTATGGAAAATGAAGATAAAGAAATTATATTAGGTGAAGTTGAAGAACTTGTAGATGATAATGATAGTCTACAAACTATAAAACCTCTGGTACAAGCCTATGATGCAGATGGTAATTTAGTTACTATGAATCAAGTAATTAGCTATGTTCCTTCTTTTGATTCTGGTGTCGCACCTTTTGGACTTCCTAAAAAAATAAAAATTGGTGGAGTAGATAAAGATACTGGAGATTTTCTTATGGAAACTTATGGCTTTACTCCTTATTATCCAGGTGATGACCTTACTGAATTAAGAAATTTAAACACCAGACAATCTGTACAAGATATACAAACAAAATTAGAAGATGCTGGTTATTTAAAAGATGGTTCTTTTACAAAAGGATTACTTGATGAAAGTACAAAAAAAGCATTTCAAACTTTATTAGCTGATGCAAATACAGCAGGACAGAATTGGAATAGTACGCTTAGTGATGTTTTAACAAATCCTAAATATGATACATCAGAATTGCCAGATAAACTAGAACTTGACTATGCTGACTTAACAAATCAAGTTATGAATACAGTTAAATCAGTTGTTGGAAGAACTCCAACAGATAACGAACTAGATATTCTGACAGGCATACTTGCAGGATTACAACAAGAACAATTTGAAGGAGAGTTGTCTAACGCAGAAATAGCTGCACAACCTTTGTATAGAGAAGAACAAATAATGTTTGAAGGCAGACCAATAAAAACTGGTGAATTACAAAAAGTAACTCCTAGTGGTTTTGCTGATGTACCAAATGCTGAAGTAAATTTTCAAAATAAAGTACAAGAGTTATTTAAACCAGAAATGGATTTGAACCAAAGAAGGGAACAAACAACAAATGTTGCCAATGTTATTAAGTCTAGTGTTGCTGGGCTCAGGAGTATCGGTGGCTGATAATCCCTATAATGTAGAGGGTGCTTTAGCTCCTATTGAAATTGCAAATATTGTAAAAGAAGCAGGTTTTCCAGAAGAAGCTATACCTGAAGCAGTAAGAATTGTTTTATTAGAATCTAAAGGACAGTCAGATAAACTACAAGATAATGCAGATGACCCTGCAATAGGATTATTTCAAGTAGATTTAAAACCACATTGGGATTTAAGTGGTAATAAAAATCCAATGCGTAAATGGTTTAAGCAAAGAGGTATTGAAAATCGTAAAGATGCAGTAGAATGGTTAAAAGACCCTATGAATAATGCACAAGCTGCATTACAGATATGGACTGACAGAAAAAAAAGAAAGGATAGTCCAACTGGTTGGGAGGCTTGGTCTGCCTATAATGGTGGTAGTAAACCAACAAATAGAGAACAAGATGATTGGGACTTAGCTACAAAAGCTATGGAACTTTATATAGACTCGTTAGAAGATGAAAAGGATGTTGTGAAAGAAACTACTGAAAGTACACCTATTAATACAAATGTGCAATTAGAAGGTAAAGAAGAATTTGAATCGCAAGTACCACAACAAGCTGGGTCTTTTGAAGGTAATCAAATTAAAACAAACATAATTAGAGATATGCAACCTATGAGTCCTCGTAAACAAAAGATAAATAACAACTTTGTAAAGTTATTTGAATCAATGGTTAGGGCTGAATAATGGCTGATTATGTATTTCAAGCAGACCCTACATTTAATAGAGTTATTCTACAAGATATTGAAGGAAACAAAGTCTTTGTTAACTCGCAACTAGAACTAGATTATTATACAGCACCTAGAGAAGGTGGTCCTATAAATGGTAGCTATTGGGAAGCTGTAGGATTTGCAGGAGTTATTCCACAACCTGTGCTTGAACAAGCTGAACAAGAATATACAGAAAAAGCCTCACAAGGAGATGTTGTTATTTCACCTGAAGAAGATTTAGCTAACTTAGATTTGAGTGGACCTGATGGTGGAGCAGGTGTAGATATTGATGGTGATGGAACTGTTGTTGTAAATCCAGTTTCGGCTTCACAAACAGCAGCAAATAGGTTTGCAGAGGGTATTCCTGATGGTGGAGAGATTGTACAATCTGGTAGCAACTACTATGTTTTGTATCCTATTCCAGGTACAAACTTATCATTAAGTTACGAAGCTACAGAAGATGACATAAAAGGTTTATATCCATTAGATTTTTCACAACAAACATTTAGACAAGTATCTGATTCGGATATTTCTCTAACTGTTCCTTTTGGAAATATAGCAGAACTGTACGACCCTAGATTTTTGTCACAAGGTCAAACACCCTGGGAAGGTTTTGTAGATTACTTAGATAAAGAAGCAGATTTAAGACCATGGCTAGAAGATGAAGAAATGGTTTTCTTATTAGCTGAATCTGTATTAGAAGGTAGAACAGTTACAGAAGCCGAATGGAAAACAACCAACTGGTGGAGAACAAGTACACAAGATGAAAGAGATTGGCTGTTATTGTCACAAGGTAAACCTTCAGATGAACTACCAGCTGATGCTTTAAGTAAGTTACAAGATGACAAAATTATTATTAGAAATGCCATGATACAAGCTGGAGTATCTAATCCACCTGACAACTTAATTAACTGGGTATCTAACAAACTAACAACTGGTGAATGGTCACAAACATACTCACAAGACCAAATTGGATTTATAGCTGACCCATCAAAACCAGGAACTATAGATACAGGATTACAAGATTTTATAACAGGTGGAGAGATTGCAGTTGAGTCAACAGTATCTGGACAAGACAGAGTAGAACAATTATATAAAAGATACTTAGGTCCAGTGTTCGGAAATATAAATGATAACCTAAGAGCTGTTGAAGCAAACAAACTTCGTAATGACCCTAACTATGAATTTAAATTAACAGAAAAACTTATGGCTCAAAAGAAAAGTTTATTTCCACAATATGGTGAAGATGTAACATACGAAGAGTTTGCTGCTCCTTGGGAAAACTTTACAACTAATCAATGGGGTCAACAAATAGACACATCAAGTGCTACATTTCAAGAAGTATTAAAACTTAATGATTCAGTTAAAGCTGGTCAATATCTTACACAGCAAGGACTAAGTCAAGGTGTGGACAAGGTAGTTAATGAAGCTCTTGAATCATTGAAAGTATTCGGTCAAGGAGTTAGGATAAACTAATGGCAGACTTTATAACAGAAGCTAGAGCGTTATATCCTTTTTTACCAGAAGGTTTATTAAACTTATTTCAAGAAAAATATGTAGAGTTTGACAAAAATGTTGATTTAGCTGTAGGTGCTATAAGACAAGACCCACAATATGTTGATTATTTTCCTGGTAATGTTAGACCTGATGGTTCTGTTAGGTTAAGTGAAGCAGAGTATGGTGCTGTTCTAGAGTCATATAAGGATGATTTAAGAAGGTTTGGTATTAATCCTGATGTATTTGCCGATAACTTTGGACAACTCGTAGAAGGTGATGTAAGCCCTACAGAGTTTCAGTCAAGACTAAATACAGTTTACAGTGGTATTGAACAAAATATTCCAGAAGTAAAAGAGTATTATGCAACTAACTTCGGTATTGATTTATCAGAAGAGTCTATATTTGCAGCAGCAGTTGACCCTACTATAGGAGATGCTATATTATCTGGACAAATTACACAAGCACAAATAGGTGGTGAAGCAGAAGCTAGAGGATTACAAATCTCACAACCACAGATAGAAAGATTACAAAGATTTGGTGTAACTCAACAACAAGCTAGAGAAACATTCAGAGTTGCAGAACAACAGATAGAAGAACTTCAAGAACTAGAAGCACAAAGAGGTGTTTCTAAAGAAGAAAGATTAGGTTTACAAGAGTTTACTGAAGCTGCTGTATTCGGAGAACGAGAAGATATAGAAAGAATACAGAGATTAAGAGAGCAACAGGCAGCAGAGTTTGCACCTACAACAGGTGCTGTTAGAACAGGTCGTAGAGTTACAGGTCTTACAGAAATATAAATCTAAAGTTTACATCTAGATAATATCTGTGTTAATATAAAAGTATCGCATAGTGGTAGTCTGCGTTTATAAATTGACTCTGCACCTCCAGCTTATTTCAAGCGTGTAAGCTGCGTATTTAAATCGCTTAGTATCGGTACAGCTAGAAGTGGCTGACAATTCTCATTTGTACTTTAATTATAATTTGTCGCCTATCGCATTATTAACCCCAGGATAATGTA